GCTAGGTGTACCGAATCGCACTTTACGTTTCTTGCAGACCTGGTTGGTCTGCCGAACGGGGAACGAGGGTTCATCCTGTTCCCTTGTGCGGTCCCAATTGGAGTTCTGCCAATGGCAATACGACCCGACGTTTGGTACTTTCTTAGAATCCGACAAGCGTACTAATTGCTTGTTAGGGAAACCAGGAGAGACCAAAATCGTGTCGCTGCTAAAGTCAGAACCACCCCAAAGGTCTTCAGGAATATATGATACCAATTTGTTCCACACATTGTACGTGGAAGGTACCATATATTGCCTGCAGGGATCAGCGAACGCCCACCGGCGTAGCTGGTTGGCTATTCGTATGACGTCCGTCAAACGAGTAGCCTCCCTGCGAAGATAGAAAGGGGTTACATCTTCGCACATATGATAATGGCCACCACAACTTTCCCGAAAGGGTCCGTCGTGGAAGCTCTTATCAAGGTTAACTTGAAAACCGAAATCTTCAAGCACCCAGGTGACCATACTATATCCTTGTGAAGGGATAATTATATCGTCACCATACACGCTAACGATGCCCTGAATGCCCTCAAAGTATAGGGTGGAACGCGCCAGAGCGTAGAAGAGCAAGCTCTCAAGCTCAAACGTAAATCCATTACCCATACTAGAGAACATTTCAGTACGGTGATTCACACCATCTACCATGACGAAAGGAGAACGAATACCATCTAGATACTCGAACCAATCGCCCGGAAGAAGCGCTTTGACACATTCCCTCGTAATCGTGTCACTAGCAGAAGAAAGATCGATAGTTGCCAAGGAGTTATCCAAGGCACCTTTTCGAGCTAAATCTCTGTTTAGTGATTGATCATTGAGGTTTATGCCGAAGCGCCGAAGGCGTCTGCGGAGATGACTCCCGACGCCCTTCTGGAGGAACATATTGAAATCTGGCTCTTTACAAGCACAGCGATCAATATCCGTTTTCTTTGGAACGGTAAACAATACGGCACCTTCAACTTCCCGAAGGTCGTCGAATATACCGTACTGTCCCAGTAAAGGAGATAGCCTATGAACTAAATCACGGACCATGTCCAATCCTGGCGTAGCATCAGCCTTGCTAGAGAACTTAAACGCCGGAAGGCTTTCAGTTCTTTTGCGACTCGTTGAAGCGCCGCCACTAAAGGATCCAAGGACAATTTCGTCTTTCAACGGTCCAAGGACTTCAGCGACAATGCGACGCGCGAATCGAAGGAAGTTCGAGTAGGTGACCCTAGGTAACACGTTGTAACCAGGATCTCTATCTCGAAGAATAGCATTTGTAACGCTATTCTTCTTCTCCGCCAGTAACCATTTTTCAATTGCTGCCTCCCTCCTCACGGATGGTGGTGTAGTTGACGAATCACAGTACTTTGATAGGTACTCTAATTCGAGGTACTGGGCGGCGAAATAATCACTTCCTTCACCGAAGAGCTCCCTTGGGAGACTCCGGATGAACTCTGAGGCTGACTTTGGTAAAGTAGAATTGGCGTCGAGCCTTTTCCGCTTTCCAAGTTTACTCGCTCGATGCTTATACATTCGTCTTTCCCTTCGGGATAAGTGAGTGTTATAAAATACATGGCTACGCCAAGTATCATCGCCATCACTAGGATAGCTAAGAAGTGGACAGTGTAGTCACCCGATGGGTGCCTAATAGCCACTACCAGATATCCGACATTTTGACTACCATGTCATTGACTTGAGTCTGACTCACGAGGAGTGAGTCAGCGAGCTGACCAACGAGGTCAGCACGTTCTTGCTCAGTCGACAGGGGATCAAAAGTCAGGTTAACCTCGCCGTACGCAGTGCGCACGACGACGGGGTTCGACACCCCATTGATAACCTGAGTTTGAGTGATCGGAATAGCGAGTTTCAGAGAGATTCGCGCCTTCTTCCCCATAGCCAAACGAGCACTGAATTTTGGATATGATGCAGGGACGCCCACCTTTTCGGAGAAGAGATGGACACCATTCGCATCAGTCCCATCAGGGCTGTAGGTATGGTTGACGGGAGTCGTTGCTCGATCTTTGAGGACCAAGTTTGTACGTGCAGCCATTGGCTGATTCCTTTCTGTAAATGAAGGAGAATACCCTTGTCAGGGCGTACAGTTGTAAGATGTATGGTTCATCAACCACACAAATCCCGATGGAGATTTACAACGTCCATCAGTCGAATCTAGCCAAGGCGGCCAAATTCGTTCTTCTTGTTCCCTAAGGAAGTAAGAGCCAACGCTAACGCGTTAAATGGTCTCGCACCTCTTAAAGGATCACGGTCAACATAAAAACCTGGGCGAGGCCACGTCGCATATTGCTTGCGATTATAGCCTTCGTAGGTTACTGGGTAATAGCTCGGTATATTGTTCTGGACGCGATCGCGTCTAGCACTACCGTTCTTAACCCAGTATTCGATGTCATATGTTTCTGACGATCGAACTGATGTTGTTCCGTCAACGAAGATCAAACCCGCCGGCGCAGATAACGCCGATAACACAGGTCCGATTGGAATGAACCAATCGACCACAAAGGACCAAGGAGTAAGCTCCCAAGCCGTGTTAACTGGATTTGCAAGGCCGAGTTGATTCCAAGCACGGAGTCCGCCATATTCTGGATCAAGTTGCGCCCAAAGGTGCGTCTTAATCCTGGCGGATCCCTTATGATTCCTACGATACACCTCCGCCCTGCTAGCTGGCAGGGTTACATCCGACCGAGATTGAGTCCGCGAAGCAGACCCATGACCGGAAAGAAGAAGTGTAGCTTCAGAAACTTGCTTAGAAAACTCGTAAAGGCCAAACGCGTCTGACATCAAGGGTGCGAACCCATAGATGTACTCAAGATATTTCTCAGCAATACGTGTCGGCACTCCATCTCGAATGAGATCACGGAATGACCGAAACGCATACTTTTGAAATCTCTTTTGCTCAATAGCTTCTGCTAGCCGCGTCGCGGCTAAAACAGGCTTAGTGAACAGACGAACTGTTTGGCTCAATGTGCCTAAGGCCTCACCAAGATTAGCTTTTTGATTACCAATCTTATTGAGGGCCTTTGTCAGTGCTTCGTTTTCAGCATCTAGGGGGATATTTGTTCCAAAAACGGTGCTACCGTTAATGAACAAATTTCCATGATACCCAGAATCTGATCCCTCGAAGTAGCGGTTGTTGTAAACGCCACTACTATACGCGGGAGAAGCATCCCCAACCTTCCAGCTTTCGCGAGAATATCGGGTGGCACGCCGAAAGGTGTTTCCACCAAGCAACGTAGTAACCGCGCCTTTTACATACATACTCTTGTCATCAAGATGGTCAACCCAAGGGCTAGACGTATCTTGAGTCCGCGTCAATGGTCCCGAAGGATCATTGATTGGCGAAAAAGCGTATGTATAAGTACCCTGACGTGTAGTGGTAATTACACCACTAGACTGAGGGGGGCGCGGAATGGCCATGACATAGTCTCCGTACAAGGAGGCTACCATATTGGTAGGGCTCACGCCACCTCACCCC